TGTATCAGGCAGGCGAGGAGGCTCTGGTCAACACGGCCCTCGCTGGCCCAGGCATCACTGGCACAGACTTGGCCGCGCAGATGGCGGCTTATGGCGGTGTCTATCAGCCCAGCCAGATCACAGCGCAAAAGACCAATCTGGGCCTTGGACAAGGTCCAGGCACTATCGGCTCTTACATGAATCCCTTTTCAGAGATGGTGCGCAAGAACGCATTGGCTGACCTTGAGTCTTCACGCCAGACGGCCATCCAGCAGATGGGTGAGCGTGCAAACGCTGCCAAGGCTTTTGGTGGATCACGCCAAGGTGTGGCAGAGAGCTTGACCAATCTTGGCTTTGCCAAGCAGGCCGGCACTCTTGGCACTCAACTGAACGAGCAAGCATTCAACCAGGCGATGGCCATGCAGCAGGCCGACATCAACCGGATGTCAGCAGCTGACATTGCCAATCAGCAAGCAGGCTTGCAAGGTGCGCAATTGAGGCTAGGCGGTGCAAGCCAGCTAGGCAATTTGGCTGCACAGCAGCAGGCATTGCGTCTTGGTGGCGCTCAAGCGGTCATGGGTGCTGGCGGTGCGCGTCAGGCCCAAGAGCAGCAACAAATGGATGCCATTCGCAACATTGGCCTCCAGCGTCTGGGTGTGGTCCAGTCTTCACTCGGTGCGCAGCCTGCCAATCTTGGCCAAGTGGCGACAACGCCATACAGTCAGAATGTCGGTGCTGGCCTATTAGGCGGTGCATTGGCTGGCTCTCAATTGGCTGGTGTGGCCGGTCTCACTGGTGGCACTGGTGCAGCTCTTGGTGCATTGGCATCCCTGATCTAACATGAGAAACACCCCGACTCCAGAGCCACAACGCTACGCTGATGCGCAGCTCATGGCTTTGCTTGATCCCTCAAGCAAGCGTGACACCATCCTGATCACGCCTGGATCACCGATGCCATCTCGCATCCCTGATGGTCTGACAGTGGCTGAGACAAGCCGAGGCATTGTGATCACCAGTGACCCTGCGAAGGTCAGGATCATTGACCAAGGGTCTGAGAAAGATGTGGGCATGGCGCTCTTTGGCTATGCATACGATCAGGCCAAAGGCTTTGACAATGTGGCGGTGGCCATGGATAGAAACAGAACACCGGTGGCAGAACTGGCCATCAAGCCTGGTCAAGAAAGACGTGCCATGAGGGCTGCATCTTTGCTTGCACCAGATACAGGATCAACTAACATGATGAGCAGAGGCGATGTGGTCAATACTCGCCTCAGAGGTTTATTGGATTAAGGTGGAAATATGGCTACTCAATTTGATTTTGCAAATCTAGGCAATTTATTTGGCGGTGGTGGCGTACCAACTGGGCTTGATGCATTGCTGACAGAAGATCAGCGCAAGCTCTTGGGCCGTAATGCTGCACTGTCAGCAGCCGGTGCATTGCTCCAGGCCAGTGGCCGAAGTGCAGTGCCAATCAGCATGGGCCAAGCACTTGGATCAGCTTTGCAGGCTGGCCAGCAAGGTTATCAGCAAGCTAGAGCTGGCTCACTGCAAGATTTAATGCTTGGTGAAAAGCTAAAAGAGTCGCAACGCGCAGCTAAAGCTGAAGCTGATTTTTACAAATTGTTTGAAGCGCCACAAGCTGCACCAATGCAGCCATTGACGGGCGAGTCAGTCTCGATAATGGAGCCAGCGCCTGCACCGATCAATCCATTGGCTAATCTGAATCCACAACAAATGGCCTTAGTTCGCACTCTTGGCCGTGAGAAGGGTACTCAGTATTTGCTTGAAACTATGAAGCCACAAGAAACAGTGGGTCAACCATTTTTGGGTAAAGACAATAAGTATTACATTCAAACAAAAACTGGTGGAGTGATACCCGCACCTATTGCCCCAGCGGCCAAGCCGGTTGGTCCGCCACAGCAAGTATTAGGTGCTGACAGAAAGCCTGCTTTAGTGCAATATTACGATGATGGCACTTACAAACCAGTTGGCGGTGTATCTCCATTGATACCCCCAGAAAAAGTTGATACGGGTGCTGGAATTCAATTTATTGACCCTTATGCCCAAACGCCTGGATCAATAATCCCCAAAACTTTAGCACCACAAGTTGTTGGAAATGCTGAAGACGGGTTCTTTGTTGTTGGTGGTGGCGGTGGAGCTAGACCTCGCCCAGCAGTCGCCCCATCAGCCGCGGTTGGTGCAACAGCTCCAGCGGTAGCAGGCCCAGCTCCATCGGCAGGCCCAGCTCCAGTTTCAGCAGCCCCAGCAGCGGCTGGTCCTGTGCCACTAATCCCTGGCACTGGAAAATCATATGCAAGAGAAAAAGATTTAAGGGCTACTTTTACAACTGAAATGAAGCCGTTTACAGATTTGGCTCAAGCCTTTAGAAAAGTTGAGGCAGCGGCATTGAATCCATCAGCGGCTGGAGACATTTCATTGGTTTATGGTTACATGAAAATCCTAGACCCAGGATCAACTGTTATGCAGGGTGAGCAGGCTACAGCGGCAAATGCTGGTGGAGTTTCAGACAGGGTCAGAGCTATGTATAACAAGGCTTTGACCGGAGAAACCTTGGCCGACAATGTCAGGCAAGACTTTTATGCTCAGTCAAGAAATCTGATTGAGTCTCAAAGACCATTGCAGCAAGACATATCAGAGAGATATGGCCTAATTGCTACACAAAACAAATTAGACCCAAATCAAATTGTTTTTGACCCATTCAAGCGGATCAGAACACCAGCAGAAATTGCTGCTGAAGCTGCCAAAGAAAAAGAAAAAGACAAAAAGAAAAAGCCTGCTTCATATAACAATATATACAACCTTTTACCAAGGAACTGATGATGGCCACGATGTCAAATATTGAGAGATTGCAAGAAAATGTGCGCAGAATGCAAGAGCAAAATGCGCCTGCAAATGATGTTGTTGGCTATCTCAAATCTGAAGGATTTACCCCAACCAAATTTGAGGCAGCAGTCGCAAGTGCCAGAAAATTAGGCGGCCCACCCGTGGAGGCTGGATTTGGCCGATCAGTTTTGCAAGGACTTAGTTTTAACTTTGCCGATGAGATTGAGGCGGCACTGCGGTCTGGGTCTTTGTCAAACAAAGAGTATGAAAACCAACTGGCAAGAGTCAGGGCTGGCATTAAAGAGTATGAGCAGCAATACCCTGGTCGAGCATTTGCTGGTGAGATGATTGGCGGTTTAGCCCCTACAGCTGCCGCGCTCATTGCCGCGCCATTTACTGGTGGCGCTACAGCACCAGCGGTTGTTGCTGGTGCAACACGCATGGCAGCAAAAGTGCCAACTCTAGGCGGCATTGCCTTGCGTGGTGCGGGTTATGGTGGTGTATCGGGCGCTGTCTCTGGTGCTGGTGGCGCTGAAGGTGGATTAGAAAAAAGATTAGCAGGCGCAGGCATAGGAGGCGCAACTGGTGCGGTATTTGGTGGAACAAGCCCAGTGGTTACTCAGGCGGTAAGCTCAGGCGGCAAAGCAATAAAAAGCGTTTTCAAACCGACTCGGCCAGAAGATGCATTAAACAAAGCGCAAGAACTTATTGCAAAGAAACTGGCCCAAGAGGGGATTGATCCACTGCAATTAGCGCGTCAACAAGAATTAAGAAATCTTACTTTAGGTGCAAAAGACGAAACCTTGGCAGATTATGGTGGCGAGTCAATGAGGCGCTTGGCCCGTGGCGCTATGGCAATCCCACAATCTGCGCAAACTGAAACGCGCCAAATGTTGATTGAGCGCGCTCAAGGCGCTGGACCAAGAATTACACAAGACATCACTAATCTCACAGCGGTAGGTGCGCGTGATATCCAAGAGGTGGCCAATGAAATTGTTGCAAATCGGTCTAGGTTAGCAGCCCCACTTTATGAACAGGCCAGAAGCGCTGGACAGATAAGCTCGCCAGAACTTAATAATTTGCTGACCAAATCTAAAGACATTCAGCAAGCCATTGGCGATGCAAGACGATTGCCTCAGTTTGCAGATTTGGCTGACAACGACATGGTCATGCTAGATAAGGCTTACAAATATGTTGGCGGCATTGCAAATGAAGCAAGAAAAGCTGGCAAAACTAATCGTGCAAATGACCTTGATGAATTGCGTGTTAATTTGCTTGATGCAATCAAAAAAGAAGTGCCAGTCTATGGCAAAGCGGTAAAAACCTTTGCAGATGAGTCTGTATTAAATGATGCGCTTGAAGCTGGCTCAAAAAACTTTCTAAAGAAAAGACCATCAGAAATAAACAGAGAGCTTGCCAAATTTGCAGACGACTCAGAAAAACAAATGTATCGTTTGGGCGCGATCCAGTCTGTGCGCGATGATATCTATGGGGAAAAAGAATTAAAGAACATTGCTGACAAATACTTAAATTCACGCGAAATGCGTGATCGTATGCGCACAGTATTTAACTCTGACGGGGAATATGAGGCATTTGTAAAAAATCTTGAGCGTGAGCGCCAAATGGCAATCACTCGATCACGCATTGAGGGTGGCTCACCAACTGCGCTAATCGGACAAGATATTGCCGAGCTTTCTGGCCCAGGGCCGTCTGAGGTTCTTTCTGCTGGCAGTCAACTAATGCGTGGCGACCTTATCGGTGGCGGTCTCAACTTGGCTGGCCAGTTGGCTCCAAGACTTCAAGGCATGAATGAGAATGTGGCCGAGCAAGTGGCGCGAAATGTTTTAAACCCTAGTTTTACACAGCAGCAACAACTTTTGACCAGCCTGTCACCAGTGATGGATGAGCTTAGAAGGCGAGCATTACAGCAGCAGACCCGTGCAGCTGGCGTGTCTACAAGTGCCGGTCAATTTGTGCCAGGCTTGTTGGCCGAATAACTAAGACCCAAAAAACGCGGCCACAAGTGGGTCGCGTTTAACGACCCGTCTTTTCTGCCTGCGTCTGGCCAAGCCAAAGTCTTTGTCATCGGCTGACATTTTCTCTCTGTATTTTTTGATGCGTTCTGAGCCTGGCACTGGCCCAGGGGCAATGGCATCTTCACCATCACCCCATGACCACAGAGGCCGCCACTGGCCATTGGCACTCACTCTGGTGTATCCGCTGATGTAGACCAACTCATGGCGGTGCAGATCAAACAGAATCCTCGCAGCACTGCGCCTGGCACAGAAGCACAGCTTGGCCAAGTCAAGGTCTGAGAGGTTCCCTTTCTTTTGAAGCGCTGCCTCGATGGCAGGCTCTACACGGGGTTTTAAGCCTCTGGCCATGTGCTGGTCTCCATTCGTGCTTTCAAGCGCTCCAGCATTGTTTTGACAACGAATGCACGGGCTTTGACCTCAGAGGGAATGGCGTGGCCATAAACCTCTGGGTGAAGTAAGTCATTGACCAGGTCAAGGCAGGCATCAAGGGCCGGTGGTAATTCTTTATCTGTCAAGGAACTTCTCCAAAGCAGTCACTTCAATGTGGTCCACCATGGATTGCAAGATCATGTGGGCAATGTCCACATCAGTGCCAGCGATGTATGCGTTATTCAGCGTCATGCACTCTTCAAAGTCAGGCTCATAGTTTGCACCAAGTGAGTCGGTGGAGCCTTTCTCTTCTGGGCTGTATTCAAGAAAGCAGACCAGATCAACGTCTTCAACTGAGCAGTCAAACTGGAACAAGTCTTTGGGGCAGGGGGGTGTGGGGCCGTAAGTCATTCTTTCCTCGCTTTCATCATTGCGTCTGCCACAAGGTAGGCGCATTTTGCGTAGTAAACGTCTGTGGCATCACTACCATCTGGCGTACCTCTTGGGCTTGCAATTAAGCCTTGCATAGCTTTGGCCGCAAAGTAATCACGCAATGTCATGCCTTGCTCGGTAATGTGTGATACGCCTGCTGGAGCAGGAAATGCTGGTTCGTTTTTCATGCTGACCACCATGCCACAAGTAAAGCGGCCATGCCAACGCCAATGGCAATGGCAGTCAAATAATCCAAGAGGGTTTCGGTTTGCGGTTTCATCGGTTTCTTTCGTTTAAGTGAATAGGTGTTACGAACTATGACAGAAATAAACTTTCTGTAAACATTTATTTTTATCTGTTGTTTTTATACATAAAGCGCAATTAGAATGCGCCCATGGAATCAATTCACACTATCAGGGCAAGGGCCAAGGCTCACAAGATCACCATGGCTGCGGTGTGCGAGGAGGCTGGCATCCAGCAGTCCCAAGTCAGCCGGTGGCTGTCTGGAACTGTGGAGCCTCTGTGGACATCAGTCAATCAATTGAACATTGCGCTCAATAAACTGATTCAAAAATCACCAGTCATTGTCGATTGAGGCAGCAGCCGGTGCGCTGGCTTTCTTTGGCGAGATGCCAAAGTCAGCAGCTGCACTGGGTTTGCTACCGCCAAGCGACTCACCCTTTTCCAAGAGCATGATGTTGTTCAGCCCAAACGACACACCCTTGTTGCCGGCTTGGTCATACGCATAGGCATTGACCGCCACTCGGCCATAGTCGCCAGACACGATCTCATTGCTGCCCAAGATGTCGTGGCCATGGGCATCTACTGCACCAGGCTTGGCGGTTGACTTGGTGTTGAAAAAGAAGTGGCCAGCGTATTCAGCGCTTAATGGCGAGCCATCAGATTTCACCTCAGTGTCGCCATCACGCAAGGGATTGCGCACAGTCTTTGGGATTTTGTCTCCGAATTTGGCAGTCAGTGCCTCTTTGGCTGCGGCCTTGAGCTGGGCCACAGTGTCAGTGTCAGTCTTTGGGACCAGCACCTGAGTGGAGAACTCTTCTTTGCCGTTCATCTCATTCTTGCGAGCAGTCAGTGCTGAGAAATAAGAGAAGCGAACTCTTCCGGTTACGACTTTTGTCATGGTTTTTCCTTTTAAAGGTTTACAAGTTTTAACGATTTATCGTTTTCTGCGTTTGCAGAAATTGCACTTTAGCACAAATGTCAGTTAAGATCGCCACAAGTTAAAACGAAAGAAACGGACACAGCGAAAATGCAGTTATTCCCCCACCAGCAGGAAGCCAAGCTCTTCTTGCTCTCTAGGCGCAGGGCCATACTGGCCGACCAGCCCCGTGTTGGTAAGACTCTGCCAACGGCAGCTGCTGCACTAGAAAACCTCCCAGCCCTGATCGTTTGCCCTGCCATTGCCAAGACAGTTTGGGAGGCTGCCTTTGCTCGGCTGGCGCCAAACGTCTCGGTCCATGTGGTCAATGGAAAACGTGGCGCTTCAGAGGTGAATAGCGCAGATATCACCATCATCAACTACGATGTGTTGCAGTATGGTGTAACACACGTTGACAGATATAACACGCTGGTTCTCGATGAGTGCCACAGGATCAAGAATCCAAAAGCCCAAAGAACTAAGGCGGCCATGTTGGCCATGAAAAAGATTGGCCATGTCTATGCGCTCAGTGGCACACCTATCCCAAACAGGCCCATTGAACTGTGGCCCATCCTGCACGGCCTTGGCATCTACAGAGGCGGCTGGTTTGACTTTGCAGCCCGTTACGCAAAGATGTGGAACGCGCCATGGGGCCTAGACACCAGTGGCGCGTCAAATTTGCCAGAGCTGAAAGAACTTATGAAGCCCCATGTCCTGAGACGCAAAAAAGAAAACATCTTTAAAGACTACAAAGACCCACAGGTCTCACTGATCACCTTTGATCTGGCCAATGACAAACGCGAGCAAGCCTTTGATGCCGATGCCTTGATGGCAAACCCCAACGCCTTGCTGGCCTTTGAGGGCTTGGCCGAGATCATGCGCGAGGCCGGTATGCGCAAGGTGCAATACGCTGCTGACTTCATCGATGATTTGCTCCAGGCTAATGAGCCGGTGGTGGTGTTTGCGCACCATAAGGATGTGGTCCAAGCCCTGCAAGATGAACTCAAGGTCCACAAGCCCGTGATTGTGGTGGGTGACACAACCCGTGCCAAGCGCGACAAGGCCATTGCAGATTTCCAAGCCGGCAAGACCCTGTGCATCATTGGCAACATTGCCGCCATGTCCGAGGGTGTGGACCTCTCGGCTGCCGACACCATTGTCTTTGTCGAATGCACTTGGTCCACCTCGGCACTGGAGCAGGCATCAAGCAGGGTCGAGAACATCAACAAGTCAGGCATTCCACCCGTCATCTACATTCTGACCATCAAAGCAAGCCTGGACCACAATGTGCTGGCCAAGGTCTTAAAGAAGCTCAATGTCGTCAATCAAATTATTTAACCAACTGGAGAAACCATGCAACATGAAACCCGAAAACACGCCCGACTCTCAGCATCCCGCACAGACAGATTCATGTCTTGCCCAGGCTCATACCGGCTTGAATCCCTCATGCCTTATGAGCCAGCCGGTGAAGCCGCTGCCATTGGCACAGCGATCCATGAACTGTCTGAGATCATTTTGCGCAATGGTGAAGTACCAGCCGGAACTGATCCTGACCATGTGGCCATGGCCCAAGGCTATGCAGACTTTGTCAACACTCTGGTCGAGAATCCGAGGAAAAAGCTGATTGAGGTCAACCTAGATGAAGGCTTGAAGTCCCTGCACCCAGCGCTTGGTGGGACTGCCGATGCCATCCTGGTCGATGGCAATCATCTTCATGTCATTGATCTGAAGACTGGCCGTGTGGCCGTGGAGGCCGAGGACAACAAGCAGCTCTTGACCTATGCCCTTGGCGCGATGCGTCAGCTTAAAGCGCCAAACACCATCGAATGCACCATGCACATCTATCAGCCCCGTGTTGGCCACAGCAAGTGGACAGTGTCTGGCCTACGCCTGGAGCTACACGGCAGGCGCTTGCAGTCGGCAGCCGAGCTGGCGCTCACAAGCGATGCACCAACCCATCCAAGCCCAGATGCCTGCCGGTACTGCAAGGCCAAGACCATTTGCCCCAGTATGCGTGAGAAGGTCCAAGAGACCGCTAGGAACGATTTCAAGCCAGACACGACAGTCACCCCTGAGATGCTAGATGACGCTGCTCTGGTGGCCGCATGGGCCGATGCCGTGCAGGCTGCCGCCAAAGAGCAGTTGACCAGTGGAAAGTCAATCCAAGGCTGGACCATGCGCATGGGCCGCAAGACAAAGTTTTGGAAGGATGAGGCGCTGGTCCAAGAAGCATTCAAAGATATGCTGATCGCCTGGGAACTTAAAAGCCCCAGTGCTGTTTCAAAACTCGGCATCGAGATATCCGAAAACCTAGTCGGTGAGAAGGTGGCTGCTTCTAGTTTGGTAAGGAGTAAAGAATGACACGAGAAGACATTATTCAAATGGCACAAAAGGCAGGCTTTGTCTGGCTTGGTGAATACCATTCAAACCTTGAAGACTTTGCCAAGCTAGTAGCACAGCATGAGCGTGAGGCTTGTGCAAAGCAATTGGATGCACTTGGTTGTGACCATTGCGCTACCGCTATCCGAGCAAGGGGACAAGCATGATTAAAGACGAAGCATTACGCCTTGCATTGGAGGCATTGGAAAAGCTAATGATTGAGCGTGGGTCAATCTATGAAAAAGCCATCACCGCCATTAAAGCCGCACTAGAAGCGAAGGATGAGCCTGTAGGGACTGTAAAAGAGTTGTTCACCCAAGCCGCATGGGAAAGACTTGATTTAAAGGGAAGTACAGAGGTTTACACCACCCCACCACAGCGCACATGGGTAGGGCTGACAGATGAGGATAGGTTTGAATTGGCAAAGGCTCAATATGGCTGGGAAGATTTACTCTTTGCGGCAGAAGCCAAACTCAAAGCCAAAAACACTTAAAGAATAGAATTCACATCCCTGCCAAAAGAAAAGACCTGATAGCGCGTAAACGCTACCAGGTCAAAAGTCAACTCTCATGGCAACTAACAAATGAAACCCCAACTTAAAGGAATTTCAGTGACCATCTTAACTGAAACACCCCTGCCAGACACGTTCAGCCAGTCCCAGTCAGTGGCCTGCAAGATTGGTGCTGTCGCCCCAGATGCAGTCTTCTGCACCTTTGCCCTGCAAGGCTCAAAGAAAATCCCGTACAAGCGGTCTGGCCAAGGTGTGGCCCGTGATACTGACCCCACTGACCTCTACAACGCTGAAGACGTTTGGGCCATGGAGTCATGCCCTCATGGCCAGTACCTTGGCCTAGTGCAGCAGCGCCCCATCATCAGCGCATCAGGCAACTTTCTGGTTTGCCTTGATGTGGACATGAAGCACGCCTCTGGCCCCACCAACGTGGCCATCCAGCGCATGGCCAAGTATGTCAAGCAAAACAAGATGCTGACCGAGGTCTCTGTCTCAGGCCGTGGCCGTCATGTGTTCTTATGGGTCTCACCGCCCAAAGAATCTGACCAGGTGCTACCCAAGTACAAACTAGGCGGTGGCCAAGAGCTTGAGGTATTCGGTCTCCCAAACAGTGCCGGCAAGTCAGTGCTACTCAGTGGCAATCAATTGGTCGGTGAATTCCAAGAGGCCGTGGACCTTTATGCCTTGCTCCAAGACTGGGGCATCATTGAGCAGCACCAGCTGCAAGAGCCAAAGCCAGCAGCGCCACCCACACAATCATTTGACTTCACCCAATTAGGCTCAAGACTGGATGACAGCGACCTTGATCGCGCAGTCAAGGCTTTGCACCATATTTCCCCAGACTGCGATTACGACCAGTGGATCGAGCTTGGCCAAGCGCTGCATACAGAGTTTGGAGAAGCAGGTCTTGGCCCATGGATGACATGGTCCATGGCCGGCAACAAATTCCAAGGGACCAAGGATATAGAGACCCACTGGAAGAGCTTTCACCAGGGCAAAGGTGTTGGCATTGGCACACTCTTTAAGCACGCCAAGGACTGTGGCTATGAGCCGCCAACTAAGCAGACCGAGCGCAACTCAGCGGTGCAAGACTTTGCAGCTGTGATCAGTCAGGCCCAAGCGCCAGTGGCCCAAGATGCGCCAGAAGAGGCCAAAGGCTGGCCAGAGCGCACTCTATCCATTGGCAGCCTTAAACCCATCCGCTACATGGTCAAAGGCTTCTGGGCACATTCCTTTATGGTCCTTGCCGGTCAGCCTGGCATTGGCAAGACCACAGCGGTCATCTCTTTATGCATGGTCATGGCAGGATTACAGGCCAAGGACTGTGAACTGACAGCGACCAAAAAGAGAAAAACAATCATAGTGACTGAAGACTCTGACCAGGTCGAAAGGACACTCACTGGATATTCACGCCATTATGGGATTAGTGCCAGTGAACTCGCCAATTGGTTTGTCATTATCGATGCCAAGAGAAGCCAAGTTAAAGATTTACTCATGCTTGCACATAATGTGATTCACCACACAATAGATAATGTCCGGCCATTATTAGTTCTTGATACTGCCAACGCCACAATGGATATTGATAATGAGAATGACAACTCAGAGGTCGGTGCATATATTGCAGCCCTAAAACAAACCATCTACATTCAGCTGGACACGCCAGTCTGCATCATCACACACACCAACAAGACCATCAGCAAGGCCGACTCAGATGCCACTGCCCGTGGAGCCTCTGCATTCACCGGTGATGCAACCCTGACCGGTGTTCTCTTTGAAGATGAGACAAAGACCCGTTATATGCGACTGGTCAAGACCCGCTACCAGCCAAATTTTAGAGAAATCAAGTTCAACTCCGATGTCTTTGCTGACACTGTCCTTGATGAAGATGGCGATATCCAAGAGCAGATGGTGCTGCTTGTCGTGCCAGCCATGTCCTCGGAAGAAGACCGAAGGCAGGCAGCCAACGACAGACAGAACGACAAAAGACAACAACAGGTCCAAGATGCCGCTGACGCTGCCTGCAACTTTGTCCAGTCCATCATCAATGCCAAAGGCGCTGTCATCATGCGCAGAGGGTCAGGGCGGCCATCAGTACCAAAGGAGATGGCATCGATGCACCAGCTGGAGTGGGCTGACATCTATCAGGCCGTGCCAGTGGCTGACCAAAGCTATGCGAGAAAGGCCGTGAGCAGTGCCATTTTCCAGCGCTTTGCATTGGACCAAGTAAGCTCTGGATGGGTTCAAATAAAGTAAACCGGTAAACCGGTAGTAAACCGGTAGTAAACCGGTATACCGGTTTAGATAAAGGCAAGTCTGTTGGTACAAGTGGGGGTCTTTAGACCCACTTGTCCACAGGCCAATCTGGTCAGTTTTGGGATAGTCAAAAGTAAAGCGGTAAAGCGGTAGATTTCCTTAACCCATACCGGTTTACTTTTCACCCTTTTTGGAGAAAAGCAATGGTCCAACAAATTACACAGTTATCCACAGGTTATCCACAATTAGAGAAATTCGTGGAAGATGAGCGCGTTTTCTGCCATCAGTGCAGTAAGGCGGTAAATGTGGAGCAGCGCCTGTCCATGCCGGCAGAGCAGCTAGAAAGGCACAGGAAGGTCAACGCAAAGCCATTGCACTGGATGCTGCAAGAGGCCAAGCTGAAAAATGGATGGGCAACTGTCACATGGTCCG